TGAAGTTCATTTGAATCATGTTGTTTACCTTAGTTAGTGTTGTGTTTGTTATGTCTCCCATTATACATACTTATCGACATTTGTCAATAGCTTTGTGCAGTTATTCTAGAAGTTTTTGCAAAATAATTTGTAGTTGTCGTAAGTCGTTACCACATAAGGGTTTACGTCAAGGGGGCGGGCATACCGTGTGCCATATAGAGATGGCTAGAATTTTTTCTAAAACTTTTGCATAGATTTCTACGATTGTAGAATATTAGTTTTTATAATAAAGAGGTGGGGTTTTTTCAATTTTTCTTAATCTCACGTAACCAGTACCGGATCTCTAAGGTGGTTCTCACAAAACAAGCCTAGCCCTGACTAAATGACCACTTTTATTTTAAAAATCGTCCGACCCCATTTTCAAACGACCACTTTCCCTAAACCTCTTGTGGACGATGGATGTTTGTATTAAGCTCACAGATTCCTCGACCGCATTTCTTTTTAACGCCTAGTTTCTGCCTCATTTTTCTGACAGCTTGAAGGCTAACGTCTCTGCCGGTTTGTTCTGTTAAAATTTCAGCAATTTCTTTATCTTTCATACGATGTGCATTGTCTCGCACAAAGTTCTTTTCATTTTCTGACCATTTTATATTCATAATCCTGTTTCTCCTCAAAAAAAGTAGCCATACCGTGTATATACTATTGTAGTATCGAATGACAACTTTTGATTTTTAAAAGGAGAAAATTTATGAAAGTTCCCCAGCATCAAATAATTAGCTCAACACTAAGAACAGTAGCAAGTGAAGAGCTTCAAGAAGAAGTTGAAAAAGAATTGCAGACAGCAAAAGCAAGCAAAAAACCAACTCCAAGCATATCAAAACTTCTAGCTACTTCAAATGAAGAGGAAGAGGACGAAGAAGATGGCATTTAAACTATTTTATGATGGAAACCCCGCACACACCAGAGTTATGGACGCTCAAACAGGAGAGCCGATTGACGGAATAGTTTCTGCACATGTCGATATAGACGTTGATGGTGGATTACTAACATTAGTTTTTAACGATTTTGAAGCAGAAATAAGTAATATTGAGGAAAGTGATGAAGATTCCCAAGGGATATACAGAGGAGGAAGTGATAGAGATAGTGTCCAGAATATCGAGCAGACTAGCCAGTAAGTTTAAGTTTGGCTATCATGAAATCGAGGACATGAAACAACAGGTTTTTTTAGAGATATTAAAACCAGATCGAAACGGAACAACTATCTTAGAAAAGTTTGATCCAGAAAAAGGCAATTCGCTCGACAGTTTTTTATGGATTCATGCTAGAAATAGATTGCATAACTTTAAAAGAGACAATTTTGCAAGACCCGACAAGCCATGTGATAATTGTCCATTTAAGGCATACATAAATCATGAATGTACAAAGTTTAGCAGCATGATGGACTGTAATCATTATTTTAAATGGTTCAACAGAAACGAAGTTAAGAAAAGTTTGGCAAGCAATCAAACATCATCAATCAGTAGTGTAAATTCAGAAGTACAGTATGACGCAAAAGTAGATGATAAAATATTTAGCAAAGAAATATATAAATTAATAAATTCAAATATACCTGTCTCTATGAGAGAAGATTGGATAAGATTTAGCAACAAGTTAAAAATATCCAAACAAAAAAGAGAACAAATGATTGAGTTTATATTTCAAATTTTAAAGGAGAATGGAATTGAGCCGGAAACGTGGTAAACTGTCAAATCAAGAAATGGCATATATAGAACAGAACTGTTTTGATTTGTCTCTTGAGGACATTGCCAACAATCTAAATAGAAAAATTGATCCTATTCGCAAGTACATCGACAAAAAGAATCTCAAAGCAAGAGATCTAACTGACGAAGAACACCTTCTATCTACTTTACGAGATCGTTACTATTACAAAGAACTTTCAAAGCAAATGAATGACGCTGAGATAATATTCTTTGAGCACAATTGGATTGACTTTTTTAAACAGTTCAATGAAGATGTTACTCACACAGAAGAAATGCAAATTCTAGAAGTTATACGCACAGAAGTGCTTATCAACAGATCAATGGAAGACAGACAAGAAATTATGGTCAACATTGATACTCTCAACAAGCTTATTGATGAAGAGATGGATAAACCAAAAGATATGCAAGACACACAAGCTCTTGCTATGTTTCAAACACAGCTAGGTGCTATGATTGGTAGCAAGTCTAGTTATATCAATGAACATGAAAAACTTTTGACAAAAAAAGAAAGATATCTAAAGGATCTTAAAGGTACTCGTGAACAAAGAAAGCGTGTAGCCGATGATGCTAAAACAAACTTCAGCATGTGGATGCGTGAACTTGATTCTATAGAGAACAGAGAAAAAGAAGGATTCGATATGGCGGTACAAGCCATTGCTGGAGAAAAAGCTAGAAAAAGGTTGTCTGATTTTCACGAGTATGAAGATGGCGAAGTAGATCAACCACTATTAAATTCAGATTCAGTTATAAACGAGGAAAGCAAATGATATCAGGAAAGAAAGTAACTTCAAAAGAACAAATTAAAAAGATACTAGAAATACCCGATGATGTCGCAGATATAGTTGACCATCAAACATCATCTTTTGAAAACTTACCACCTCAATACGTTATTGATCATTATAAACTAGGACCATCTGATGTTGTAGCACATTTTTATAAAGGCGACTTTGGATTGTTGAAGAATGAACATTTATACGAAGAAAAGTTTTCTATAAAAAACAGAACTTCTATAATGGCAAAAACACTTCAAGATTTATCAAGATCAAATCCAGAAATTGGCAATTTGATGGATGAGTTGAATTTGGTTATTCCCATTTGTTTAAGCGACATGCCTGTTGATAAAATGCAGCATGTACCGGCATTAACATTCAGCAAGAATTCTTTTTCAAATTCTATACTTATGCCAAGCTTGAATTCTATTTATGGTCATGTAGAATATGAAATGGTTGATTATCTTGACAAGCCTATTCTTCACAAACAAAACAAAATGTCATTTGCCGGATCTTTGACCAACATCGGATGGAATGGTCACGGCATACAATACAACCAAAGACTTCAAATGGCTTGGATGGCTAAACAAGCACCCGATTTGTGGTCTTGTAAAATTATGAAGCCTCCAAAATTTGATGACGAAGAATGGGCAGGCGTTGTAGAAAATGTAGAAAAATATTTTCCGGGACTTTCTGAGTCAGGCCACTTTTGTCAAGAAGAAGAAAAGGTAACTATTCAAGAGCAACTAAAGTATAAATTCCAACTATCTGTAGATGGTCATACTTCAGCGTGGGGTAGATTGCCTTGGCAACTTAAATCTAACTCTGTTGTTATCAAAATAAGAAATCCTCAAGATGATTTTGTAGAATGGTTTTATCCCCTTCTTCAATCCTCAAAACATCTATTAGAGGTAGATACTCATAATTTGATGGAGGTATTCCAATATCTAATACATGAACCAGAAGAGCAGATGAAATTGTCTAACAATGCCTCTGATTTTTCCGATAAATATTTATCCAGCGACTTTGCTAGGAAATTACTTCTATATACTTTACTGATACTAAATCAAAAACAATCATTTCAAGAACCACAGAGAGGAGAAGAGTAAAATGAAAAAAGCTCTAATTACAGGAATTACAGGACAAGATGGATCTTATTTAGCAGAATTATTGTTGTCAAAAGGATACTCTGTTGTAGGTTTGGTAAGAAGAAGCAGTATGCCTAATTTAGATAGAATTAGTAGTATTCTTACAAATGAAAATTTTTCTTTGGTAGAAGGAGATTTGAGTGATGCTTTTTCGGTGTATTCAATAGTGCAGAAAGGGCAGTTTGATGAAATATATAATCTTGCTGCACAATCTCATGTTAAGACATCGTTCGACCAACCACATTATACTTTTGCGGTAGATGCACTTGGTCCAATTTATTTTCTTGAAGGTATACAGAAGTTTTCTCCTGAAACTAAATTTTATCAAGCATCGACAAGTGAACTTTTTGGTAAAAACTATACAGTAGATGATCATGCAACACTTATTGTAAAAGACAACAATATTGTTGTTGATGGCGTTAATGGTAAAGGCTTGTATGATTACAAGAAATATCAAGATGAGAATACTGCTTTTATGCCACAAAGTCCTTATGCCGCTGCAAAACTGTCAGCACATCACATGGTTAGAATATACCGAGAGGGCTATGGAATACACGCTTGCTGTGGTATCTTATTTAACCACGAAAGTGAAAGAAGAGGTGAACAATTTGTTACACGCAAAATAACTAAATGGATTGGAGAGTTCAAACGATGGGCAATGAGTGTAGGCTTTGTTAATGATCCACCTCAGAATGGAAACGATTTGGTTTTAGGCCCAAACAACTCAACATTTCCTAAATTGCGTCTTGGTAACTTAGATGCTTATCGAGACTGGGGACATGCAAAAGATTACGTTGAGGCCATGTGGCTCATGGTTCAACAAGATGATCCGCAGGATTTTGTTATTGCTACTGGAGAAACTTACTCTGTTCGTGATTTTTTACGAGAGGCTTTTAATGAAATTAACATACAAGACTTTGAACCTTATGTCGTCATTGATCCTAAATTTTACAGACCCGCCGAAGTTGAATATCTTTGCGGTAGACCTACTAAAGCAAAAGAAGTTTTAAAGTGGGAACCAAAGGTATCTTTCAAAGAGTTAGTAAAAAGAATGGTTCGGAGGGACATTGATGGCGAAGAAGAAACGCAAACCATACACTCAGAAAAAGTACAACAAATTTAAAAAGGCTAAATACAGAAAGGACTCTAGAGACTATAAAAGTCCTGAATATACAAAATGGAGAGAAGACATAAAGAAACGAGACAACCACCAGTGTCAGTGGCCGGGATGTTGCTCTCGTCATAGGTTACAAGTTCATCATATAAAAACTTGGGCAAATTATCCGGGAATGAGATTTGTTACTGCAAATGGCATAACGCTTTGCAAGAAATGTCACGATGATATCAAAGGTAAAGAACATGACTATGAAGGTTTTTTCTTAAAAATATTAGAATGGCAAATGCTTGACAAAATAAAACAGTTTAATAAAAATAAAGAAGATGAAGCATGAAGTTTACAGTAATAAGAGACACGAGAGAAAAACCTGACCACGGATGGTCTTTTGCTCCTGATGCATATTGTGAAGGAACTGTTGTAAATAAAGTAAATGCTGGTGACTATACGATAGACGGTTTAGAAGATTATGTATGCATTGAAAGAAAACAATCTATTGATGAGTTTGCACATAATTGTATAGAAAAAAGATGGCAAGCTTGCATGAAAAGAATGTCAGAATGCAAACACGCATATATTCTTTTTGAATTTAGTTGGGATGATATTAATAACTATCCTAAATCTGCTAAAGTCCCAGAGAGAATAAGAAAAAGATTGAGAATACCGGCAGCCTACATAAGAAAAGTAATATACACAGCCAGAGAGGATTATGGTATACATGTCTTGGCTTGTGGAGATAGGTACAAAGCAGAACAAGTAGCGTATAGGATTTTAAGAAAAGCACATGAGTTACGATGTTGAAGATTATCAGTATGCTTGGCTAAGACTGAAAAAAGAAGATGTAAAAGATATCAAAAACCCGCTTACAAATCTTACTGAGTGGGAACAAAATAATTTCCATCTTCATATATTAAAAATAATGCGTAATCCAAAATATATGCATTGGACTGTAAAAACGCTACTCAATGTTGACTTGCTTCCAGAACAAGTAGTAATACTGCAAGAACTTTGGAACAAGTCTTTTCCTATGTATATTGCCAGTCGAGGTTTTGGAAAATCATACCTTCTTGCTGTTTATGCGGCATTAAGATGTCTTCTTATACCCGGATCTAAAATTGTAATTGTTGGTGCTGCATTCAGGCAATCAAAAGTCATATTTGAGTACATGGATGTTATTTGGCGTAATGCACCAATCTATAGAAGTCTTTGTAATGATGCTAGTGGTCCTCGCAGAGATGTTGACAGATGTACTTTGAAGGTCAATGATAGTTGGACCATAGCAGTGCCATTGGGCGATGGAAGCAAGATTCGTGGTCTTCGTGCTCATACAATCATAGCAGACGAATTTAATTCGATACCTGTTGAAATATATGAAACTGTTGTTGCTGGTTTTGCGGCTGTTTCTAAAGACCCTGCTGGAAATGTAAAAGAAGCTGCGACAAGAAAAGCTATGCAAGAAGATGGTGTTTGGTCTGAAAAGCAAGAAGAAAAATTTAATGAAAGGCATCGCAACCAATCTATTCTTTCTGGAACGGCGGGCTATGATTTTGAGCCTTATGCAGATTACCATCGTAAATATCAAAAAACAATTAAAAGCGGCGGCAATATAGAAAAACTAATTGAGGATGGAAATGCTGAAGATATACCAGAATATATGAAACGTCTTAATTATAAAGAGTTCTCTATAATAAGAATGCCATACGAGCTTATTCCTGAAGGTTTTATGGATGACCAGCAGGTATCACGCTCTCGTGCTACGATGCATAGTGGAATTTATTTAATGGAGTATGGTGCATGTTTTGCAAAGGACTCACAAGGATTCTTCAAAAGAACTGTTATAGAGGCATGTGTGGCGAGCGACAAAAATGTTGCAAAAGAAAATTGGCCGACTTGGTGTGAGGGGCCGTTTGATGCTATGACTCGCGGAAGTCAAGACAAGCAGTATATATTTGGAATTGACCCCGCTAGTGAGGTTGATAACTTCGCTTTGATAGTTATGGAGATTCATGAGCAGCATCAAAGAATAGTTTACTCTTGGACAACAAATAAAAAAGATTTTCAAAACAGAAAAAAGCTGGGCCTTACTGAAGTAAATGATTATTATGGATTTTGTGTTAGAAAAATCAGAGACTTGATGCAAGTTTTTCCATGCGTTAAAATTGGCATTGACTCTCAGGGGGGCGGATACGCGATTGCAGAGGGTTTAAGAGATCCCGATAAAATGGACCCCGCATTAAATGAAGTCGCCATATTGCCCATTATAGAGGACAAGGCGAAAGATACAGACCGTCTTCCGGGCTTGCATATTTTAGAATATATAAACTTTGCAAGTGCAGAATGGACATCCCAAGCCAATCATGGACTCAGAAAAGACATGGAGGATAGATTTTTACTATTTCCAAGATTTGACCAACTTACTCTGGGAATGGTCACGAAACAAGATGAAACAAGATTCAAAAAACTTAAAGATCAGATTGGAGATAGTGCAGCATTAAAATTGTATGACACGCTTGAAGATGTTATAATGGATATAGAAGATTTAAAGACCGAATTATCCACAATCATGGTAACTCGTACAGCATCTGGGCGTGAAAAATTTGATACACCGGAGATAAAACTAGGAACTGGCAAAAAGGGCAGAATGAGAAAAGACCGTTATTCTGCTCTTGTTATTGCAAACATGATTGCTAGAACCATGCATAGGGAAATACCCAATCCTTCTTATGCTGTTATTGGTAGAGTAGCTAATGCTATGGAAAGCAAGAAAGATGAAAATAAAATGTATTATGGCCAAGAATGGGCAGCAGGCTATAATCCAGCTTCTGTTAAAATAATAAGAAGAAATTAATTTTTGCTTTTCAATGCCTATTGGTGTAACTATCAATAGGTATTGTTATGTGCAAGGAAATAAAGGGAAAATAATTTATGTCTAAAAAATATCCAAAGTCAGAAGCTCAAGCTTCAAACTATCTATCCGATAAGCCTGCTTATATGAGTTGGGACACAGATAGTGAACAAGAAAAAGCTCTTGCTTTTACGACTTATAGCAAAGCTTTAGAAGAATCTTCACATTCTGTCGCATCTTCAACATCAAGAGATTTTAGAGGACTGACTACCTACGCAGACGGCAGGCCGGGATTCAGAGCATCGGATTTTGATTGGTTTAGACCCGGACAAGCAGCACCAACCAAACCAAAAGATATCATTGCTTTTGCTAGATATGCTTATAGAAGAATTGGCCTGATTCACAATGCCATTGACTTGATGGGTGATTTTTCTGCACAAGGTATAAGACTTGTTCACCCTAATAAAAGAATTGAAAGATTTTACAATGATTGGTTTGAGCAAGTTCAGGGTAAAAGAGTCTCAGAGCGTCTCGGTCATCTTCTCTTTAGAGAAGCTAATGTCCCCATAAGGTGGTATACTGCAAAAGTAAATAAAAGAAAAAGGCTAGAGATGCAAAGATCTGTAGCTGCAAGTGACATTAGTATTGATATCGACGCAATAGAATTTACTAAGAATGAGATACCTTGGCGGTACAATTTTATAGACCCTATCTTGGTTGAACCTCTTGGTGGTTCTGTTGCTAATTTGTCTAAGGATAAAGTTTTGGCATTGAAGATTCCATTGGCATTGCAAAATGAAATAAAAAAACTTGAAATGGCATCTAATGGGCCAGATGGAGACGTTGCACAACAAGTGCTAGAAAAAATATCTCCAGATATATTACGTGCAGTAAGCGGTAATAATAAAGTAATATTGCCTCCAGATAAAACTAGCATTTACTACTATAAAAAAGACGATTGGCAAACTTGGGCCGATCCAATGACATATTCAGCATTCGAGCCTCTTAACCTTTACCAAAGACTCCAGCTTACTGATAAAGCCGCATTAGACGGTGCTATGAACAAGATTAGAGTTTGGAAAATAGGTAGCTTAGAACACAAATTAGCACCCACACCAACAGCATCTTCAACTCTTGCCGATATGCTTGGTGCAAATGTAGGTGGAGGTACTGTTGATATTGTCTGGGGTCCAGATATTGAATTGCTAGAAACAAGTAGTGATATTCAATCATATCTTGGAGAAGAAAAATACAAACCTACTCTAATGGCTATTTATTCGGCATTGGGCATACCTCCAACATTAACTGGAACTTTTGGAGCTAGTGGAACTACCAATAATTTTATAGCATTAAAAACATTAGTAGAAAGACTAAATTACGTAAGAAACATTATCATTGATTTCTGGAAAGAACAAATAAAAATTGTTCAAAAAGCTATGGGTTTTCGTCAACCAGCTATCGTTGAGTTTGATATAATGTATTTAGAAGATCCAGCAGCAATGACAACTCTACTACTTAATATGGCTGATAGAAACATAGTTAGCGACGAGTTTGTACAAAGACACATTAAAGCTACGCCAGACATTGAGAATAGAAGAGTAATCTCAGAAAACAAAAGCAAAGATGAAAAAGTAAGTCCTTATCATTCAGTTGATAAAAATCACTCGCTAAAGAAAATTGCTTTGCAAACCGGAGTAAGCTCTCCTTCAGAGGTGGGGCTAGAATTGAATGAAAGAAAGAATGGTGAAAAATCTTTGGTAGATATTAGGGAAAGTAGAAGAAAACAAAATTCGCCTAGAATTGAAGAGCCTTCTGCACCCGGAGAGCAAGGAAGACCTAAAAATTCTGGGGATACAACTACCAGAAAGCCTAAAGGGTTCCAGCCAAAGCTGAAAGCTTCTTCTGAACTATGGGTTAAAAAGGCTCAAGAAAAAATATCTGAATTAATTAATCCAATTGTTTTAGCTTCATATAGCAAATCTTCACTAAGAAACCTTAATTCTGAAGAATTTCAAGAGCTAGAAAGAATAAAATTTGAAATATTGTGTAATTTAAATATAGGAGAACCTATAAATAACACCACTGTTGCTCAAGCTGCTGAAAAACCAGAAAAGTCAATACATGCAGAATTTGATACTTGGCTTGCTAGTGCAGAAAAGCAGTTAGGCAAACTTACCATAGAGCAAGTGCGTGATATGAGGGCATCTTATTGTATTTATTATAAATATGGGAACTAAAAATGAATGAAATAAAAGTTTATGATGCAGAGAAGGCGTGTGGGTTGGAAGAAAAGATACGTTCCCAAGCTTCTGTTGCTTTTACAGCACCTGTTGTAAATTACGACTCTAAGTGTTTGGACGGCAAACAGCTTTCAAAAGCAAGTTCAGATTTGCTTGATATAACATCTGCTGCGGTAAATGACCCAGATCTTTATAATGTATTTTCAATTCTTGTATCTACTTCATGGAATAGAAATGACGATATATTTAGTAAAGAAGAAGTATGGGCGGCACGCAATACCCCTGTGTTTAAACCCACAAACATAGAACACGATGAAAAACAAATGGTTGGAGGAATGGTCAACTGCTGGCCTGTAAATGATGATTTTGAGCTTATTCCTGATGATGTAGTTGCATCAGAGTTACCAGATGTGTATCACTTGCTGGTTTCTTCTGTTATCTTCAGGCAGTGGCAAGATCCTAATTTAAAGGAAAGAGCAGAAACGCTTATCGCTGAAATCGAAAATGGTGATAAATTTGTGAGTATGGAATGTATATTTAAGGGATTTGATTATGGCATTGTGTCTCCAGATGGAAAAAATCACGTTGTTGCAAGAGATGAAAATACAGCATTTCTTACTCAGCATTTAAGGGCGTATGGTGGTCACGGTTCTTACCAAGACCACAAGATTG